ATTGCAGCCAACATTGGCGGGAGTATAGGATCTTCCTCTATCCCGGGTGGAGGCATGGCCGGAAGCGGTAACTCTAATTCTAATTCAAATGACAATGGTACGAATTCTTCTGGTAGCGGTTCTAGTGGTTCTGGGAATGGTGGTGGTGGTGCTGGGACTGGCTCCGGTGGTTCCGGATCAGGCTCTACAGGTAGCGGAGGGAGCACTGGGGGGAGTGGCGGTAGCGGTAGTACTGGTGGCGGTGGCTCTAGCTCGGGTTCTGGGGGAGGTTCCGGAGGAGGTTCAGGAACTGGAGGCTCTGGTTCTTCAGGCGGCTCAGGCTCAGGCGGTTCGGGATCGGGTGGTTCAGGATCAGGTCAACCTTCCTCCGGTCAGGGTGAAGGCGGCGGAGGATCTATTCCATCTTCGGGCGGAGGCGGCTCAACAGAAGGCGGTGGTGCAGATGCAGGAGCAGTCGGAGGCCAGGAAAATACAACCTCAGCATCGGGTGGTGAATCCGAAAGTTCATCCAGTGGTGGTGGAGGCGGTAAAGGAGGTGGCGGTGGCCAAAAACAAAAAAGCAGGCAAGAAAAAGTAGGCAGAGGAGCTCTCATAGGTTCCGGTGACTTTGTCGCTATCAGGAACTCCGGCAACATCAGGGACACAGGTCAAGATAATTTTAGGTTCAACTCCTCTATCACCCATGTCAATACCAAGCAAAACTTTATCAAAGGAGTTAATCTGAATTACACTACCGGTGAGAATGTCCTGAATACTACTCTATACGGTTCTTACAAACATAAAGGGTTTATGGGGGTATTCTCTAATTCGGTGATGAGTAACTTTAAGACCGATTGGTTCAATACAGTCACTGCTCTAACAGCTCAAAAGGCAGGTCCTGTAACGATGATGGCAGGGACTAACTTTACGGCCGGGCAGCTGGGGAAGAGCTGGTTCCAGAACTGGTCTTTGATCGGAGGAGGGTTCACTAACTTTAAAGGAGGTAGGACGGTAAGCGGGAACTTAATGATGCTGGGGGTTTACTCTCCTTACATCTTTTACTACCAAGGCCAGTGGTACAGTTCAGGGATGCTGCTGGTACCTCTTGCTAACATAGACTTTAAACTAACAGATAAATTTAAATGGAGTATATCTTTCTCTGGTGCCTATCAGTGGAATGCAGAAATACTTAACTACCAGATATCAACAGGAACAAAAATGTTATTATGAAAAACTTAGTACTACTAGCTCTACTACCTTTAAACATATTAGCTCAGACTTCCGAGAATACTCAGACTATATCCGATGTTACTTCAATACAGTATATTGATTTTGACAACGATGTTATGAGTAGCTCCAACGTATCGGTTGGGTACCTAGGTGATATGAGGATATTGAGTTACAACCTAACCTATGAATGGGGTAAAGAGAATGTAACAAATGGAATATTTGCATCCAATACTCCTTTCTTCAAGTACACCAAAGTAGGGTACAGTCATAGTAGGTCTAAAACTCTTAAGAATATAGATAGAACAACCTCATACGGAATGACGGTATCAGCATTTGCCGATCATTCGGCTGTAGCAATAAGCCCTTATTTTAATCAGATTTACGAGTTTAGAAATAATACCAAACTTGGATACACTCTCTTTATCAGAGACAATACTCACGATGATTTTTATTTGTTTGAGCAATTTTATCCTGCTGCATCCTATACAAAATACAGTGGGATGCTCATAGCAATGAAAGAATTTGAATATAAGAGATTTGTATTAGGACCCGAATTATTCTTACTATCTTCTATAAGAACACACTATTTTAATTTAGATGACTTTGAAGGCGCATTAGATATTTGGTACTGGGATAATTTCAACCTTAGTGCATACTACGGCTCTTCAGTAAAATATAAACTGACTGACAAATTTATGTTCGGGACTAAACTTAGAAGCTGCTACACCTACTCTCCTTCAGATAAAACTATTGGGTTTCGTAAGGCAACTCCCTATATACTTTCAATAGGTTGTAATTATGATTTTTAAATTGAAAATACTACTCCTACTGATTCTACCTCTATCTCTGATAGGGCAAACATTTACCCACTCAGGTACTATCAGAACTGATGCAGGAGCCGGAATACCAGGAGTAACAGTCAAACTTTACAAGAGAGTTACACCTACTATTACAGGATTTACAAATCAGCAGAATTACAACGGCCACTCCTACTATAGGTCAACAGGTTCAGCATTTTGGTTAACAGCCAAAGCTGCTTGTGAGAATATGGGTGGACACCTAGTAACAGTAACTTCGGCAGCTGAAAATAGCTTTATTTTTAATCTATGGCCATCCGGCTGGATTGGACTAACAGACGAAGTAACGGAAGGACAATGGAGATGGGTAACAGGAGAACCTTATTCATATTCTTCTTGGAATCCTGGAGAGCCAAACAACGCAGGTAATGAAGACTACGTTCAGTTTGTTGGTAGTGGTAGATGGAATGACCTACCAAACAACCAGAGTTTACCTTACGTACTAGAGTTTGAATACATAGTTACAACAACAGCCTGGGCTGTGGATGCAACATCAATCACAAATGCTAATGGACAATACTCTTTCAGCCGCCCAACCAATCCTTCAGTGGAATGGTACATTGAAGTAGTAGTGCCTACAGTCTCTTCTAATTTATCTACCGCAGACTTTGATGGACCCGGTGATGTGGTGTTAGGAAAGACAGCATTAAAGCCTTTCCATTACCATAAGTACGATTTGAATAATGACAGCAAGCTCACAGTAGGAGATATTTGTTGGATAGCAGATGTAATAAACGGAGCACCTTTTATAAAAAATACTCTACTCTTTACAAACTCACAATGGACTAGCTTGAACACAGGGACGGCTGATCTCAGAAGCACCATCCCAGGTACCACCGGTGCATTTACCTTCACACCAACCTCAGGAGGAACAAACAACTTCTATTTATTATCATCTGGATATTACAACCAAGCTACCCTCCAATACTAATTTACTATTATGATAAATCCAATCCTTGCCATGTGCTTCTACGTAGCTAGCGTAACTTCGAATGCTAACCTAGCCGGTATCGACAATCAAAAATTTACTTTCGGACTAAGACAGATCACCGAGGACGTTCTCAATGAAAGAGGTAATCCTTTGTGCGACCAAAGCGATAAAAATGCTAGCCCGGTTTACGTTACGGTGACTGAAATTAAAGCACCTACTCAAGGTATCAGAGTAGGACCTTTTGAGTTTAAGCAGAAGAAAACAATCGTTGAAGTAGATATCGCAATAGGTTCGACAGTCCACCACGGAGTAGGTAGAGCTAATACAAACGTTGCTGCTACGCTAATGCAGCTCCAGGATGAGACTCTTGCATTCGAAAGAACAGAATTTTCAGTAGCTGTTAAGAAAGCTATCGTTGACGCCCTAAAGTAGGTCTATTTATATCAAAGGGTTGCCGTAAATTGTTTTCTTAATTAGTTCTACAAGTTTAACTTTTTAAATAAAAATTTATGGCATTTTGGGACATTTTTAAAGATAAAAATGACTTCAACGAGAAGACAATCGTTGGCTTTTTATCATTCACAGTAATGGCTATCTTCGCAGGAGCTGACATAGTAACAGGTATTCTAGGCAATCACCTAATAATCAGCGATACAATCTTCAATTCATTTGTAATGATTACGCTAGGTGCGTTTGGTATTGCAGAGGCAGGAAAGATTTTCGGAGGAAAGAAAGAAGAGAATAACGATTAAAAATTAGATTATGAGCTTAAAAAGTTTACAAGAGAAGATGGGTATAGCTGCTGACGGCGCTTTTGGTCCCGGAACAATGAAGAAAGCAATGGAGTTTTATAAGTTGACTCCAGTGAGAGCAGCTCACTTCTTCGCTCAAACAGCCCACGAAACAGGAGGCTTCAAAGCATTTTCAGAGAACCTAAACTACTCCGCCCAAGGCCTGCAAGGTATCTTCGGCAAGTACTTCCCCGGTAACCTCGAAGAGTCTTACGCCCGCCAGCCTGAAAAGATTGCAAACCGAGTCTACGCCGACAGGATGGGCAACGGAGCTGAAGCATCAGGAGATGGATACAAGTTCAGAGGCAGAGGAGCTCTTCAGTTGACTGGTAAAGCCAACTACGAAGCATTTGCAAAGTACTTAGGCAATGACGAGGTCTTGACTAACCCTGATACGGTTGCAACTAAGTATGCTTTCGAATCAGCTATGTTTTTCTTTGAAAGAAATAAGCTATGGACTATCTGTGATAAGGGCATCAACGATGCAGCTATCCTAGAGCTCACCAAGCGCATCAACGGCGGTACTCACGGACTTGAAGACAGAAATGCCAAGACCAAGAAGTACTTCGAGTACGTAAAGTAATGAAACAAACTGCCATCTTTCTTTCCATCACCACTTCTCTTTCATTCGGCTGCTCTTATTTTCTAGAGCTGACAATGGGTAATTTTGAGCAGTATCTTGCTCTGATTGCTGTAGTGTTTGTGGATGGGTTCTTCGGAATTATAGCCGGGATCAAGAGAGAGGGCTTCAAGACCTTTAAGGCTGTGAAGGTGCTGCAGAGAGCAATAACTTGGGTGGTGCTGCTGACTGTCATACTGATGGTAGAGAAAGGATTTGCAGGTACCAGTTGGTTATCTGAAACCATTATCGTACCTTTCATACTTCTACAGCTTATAAGTGCTCTTAAGAATGCTTCGATGTCAGGCTACATTCAGATAGGGGATCTAAATAAGATCTTAGATCGAATAGATCCTCACAAAGGAGAAAGAAAAGAATAAAAGATAAGGCCCTTACGGGCTTTTTCTATTTATAATATATGCAGAAGTTAAAGCCATACCTCTTCCCAATACTTGTAGGACTATCAGCACTATCAGTCTCTGCATCCGCTGCATTTTATTCTGTTAGTGGATTAACTAAGTTATTTGCTGGCGCCGCTCTAGAAGTAGCAATCATGGCCGGCTCTCTCGAAGTAGCTAAACTAGTAACAGCTTCTTTATTATACCAGTATTGGGATAAATTAAATAAAGGGCTGCGAACATACCTTGCAGTTGCTACTGTAGTGCTTATTATTATAACTTCTATGGGCATCTACGGCTTCTTATCAGCCGCTTATCAAGAAACAGCTAACAAAGCCAGCAATATTGACGCTAAAATTGCCCTTATAGAGACAAAGAGGGATAACATAAAGGAGCAGCTAGCAGTATATGCCTCTGAAAAAGAGTCTATCAACAGAGCGGTGAGTGATTTAAGAGCAGGACTAGCTAACAATGTTATACGATATAAGGATAAAGACGGGAACCTTATTACTACTACATCTTCTGCTACTAGAACAGCTTTAGAAAAACAGTTAGACCAGGCTATAGGGAGACAAGCTGCAATTAACGCTAAGGTAGATAAGTTTAACGATCAACTTTTTACATATGAAACTGATATAGTAAGTACTAATACCGGTAATGAGACAGCCGGGGAGCTAGGCCCATTAAAGTATCTATCAGGATTAACAGGAGTACCGATGGATAAGATTATAAATGCTTTGCTTTTAATTATAATTTTTGTATTTGATCCCCTAGCAATTTCACTAGTAGTAGCAGCTAATTTTGCATTTACCCAGATTAAATTAAAGATTAAAGAAGAGGAGGAAGTACCTGAAAGTCTTCCTATATTAGAAGGAGAAAGTATTCAAGAACTACACCAAGAAGACCTAGCTATAGAACAGCCACCAGCTGCCCCTTCTAAAACATACTCAGGAGACAGTTATCAAAAATTAGCTCGACAACCCGGTCACTATTACAAAGACATGAAAATTGAGAAAGTAGTAAATAAGGCTGGACGTACTTGGGATATTGTTGTAGGAGATAAGAGATACAAGATAGATAAAAGAGATATAGAAATAGTAAGTAGGCTCAAAGAATAGTTGAACTTCTAAGCAAAAGTTCGTATATTAAGGTTATGAATGATAAGAAAGTTACTGCTCAAGCGAGCGCCGTTGAGATTCTAAAGAAAGAATACCCGACCATCTATAACGGATATACTCAGATCCAGCAAGAGCAACTAGAACTCTTTGCTAAGAAGCACCTTGATTACGGGATGCATAACATCACTGCAGGCACCCAGCTCGCTACTGAAGATGAGATTGGCTTTGCTCTGACCGGGCTCTGGTATCGGATCTCCGATAAAGTAAGCCGATGGAAGAATCTGCTTATTAATCGACGAAGTGTTCAGAACGAATCCTTGATGGATACTTACCAGGACCTGGCTAACTACGGCATCATAGCTCAGTTAGTAGCTAGGGGGATGTGGAAGAAGTAAGATGGCAAAAAAGAAACTTCCTAAGGAGGTAAGCCTGGTTCGTGAATATGAAGTAGAGAAGTACGACACGAAGGAGAATAAAAACATCTCCTACAGTCAATACTCAATCTACAGTACGTGTCCACATCAGTGGTACCTTTCGTATCCGAAAAAGCTAGCACCTTATACTCCTAGCATCCATACTGTCTTCGGGACTGCACTTCATGAGACAGTCCAGAACTGGCTTGATGTACTTTTTAATGAGTCCGTGAAAGCTTCTAATGAGATCGATCTACCGGCCTATCTTATGGACCGGTTAAAGAAGACTTACAAGAAGGAGAGGTTTAGTAACGGAAACAAAGACTTCACCACTCCGGCCCAGCTCCAGGAATTCCACAACGACGGAATAGCGATACTAGACTACCTAAAAAAGAAACGAGCTATCTACTTTAGCACCAAGGGCACATACTTAGTAGGGGTAGAGATTCCGCTTATCCAGAAGCTTAAACCCGGGCTATACTTCAAAGCCTACCTGGACTTAGTCTTCTTTAACGAAGTTACAGGAAAGTATTTGATATTAGATATCAAGACTTCGACCAAGGGATGGAGTGACTATGAGAAGAAAAGCGATACTAAGATCTCTCAGATTCTATTCTATAAAGAATTCTTCGCCCAGCAGTTCGGTACTGATGTAGATAGCATCAACGTAGAATTTTTTATCGTTAGAAGGAAAATATTTGAAGGAGGGGAGTTCGTACCTAAGAGGGTGCAGCAATT